GCAGCTTCACCAGCAAGTTGTCCTTGAACGTAACCAGCCATAGCAGATGTACCAGCGTCTTGTTGTGAACCTTGAGTAACACCAGTTGGTAGTCCAATCACAACTTCATAACGATTTGCTTTTGCATAACCATCTTTGGATGCATTATGTGATAGAAATGCATTTAGAGAACCAAATGCGGCTCCACCTAATACATTTCCAAAATTAAATTTTGCCATTACCTTGCAATCCTTCTAGAGTCTGCCCAAACCTTAGTTTCATTCGCTTTCTTAAATCGTTGTACTGGTAACATAATTGCAGTCAAATTATCCTCATTTTCTATCTTCAAGAACATTGATTTAACATAACCATACAAATACCTTTTAATCGTTGGTTTAGTCAGTCTACTTCTTTTTACCTCTTGTATATTTAACTCATCTTGACCAGCTGCATCTAAAAGTCTTGCTCTTAATGCATATGGTAAATAGTGAAAATTCAAACCAAGAAATCCATTATCATATTTTTCTAAAGGCATCACCAAAGGAAAAGTATCATAGTAAGGTAGTTTTTTCGCAAACTTTGGTGAATATATAAACATATTTAGATTGACTATATTACCCCTATCTATACCATGAGGTCTTTTGTTTAGTTTACCAGAACGCAAAAGTTCTGCCGTATTAGGAACTCCTAATTCCTTAATACGGTTACGATACCAAGTGTATGGTTCATCACCACTTTTAATCTGTTTTGATATTTTATCGAAATATGTTTCTTCTGCCATATTATTATTTATATCATCAATTCAACTTCTGTTAAGATGATAAACTCCATATTTCTATCCTTGCAATACTCTATTGCGTGTTTCCATTTTGCATCATTGACAGCCCAAGTACGAACCTCATTGAGATACTTCTTAGTTTTTCGTTTGGGTGTTCTGGGGGGTTTGCATTGTGCTTTGGGTTTGACCTCAACTACCCACTTTTTATTACCAGTTGGTGTTTTTACTTTGACATAAAAGTCTGTGAAGTATCGGTGTATTTTACCATCTAACGGTGAACGGTAGGGAACGAAAAACTCTTCTGAACCCCACTCCAATATCTTATCATTACGGTCACAGTATACCATAAATTTTCTTTCCCACAAACTTCTATAAATAATATTAGAAGGGTCACCCTTATACTTTTTTGGATGGGTAGGTATGTATCTTCCACGATAAGCCATGATTATTCACCTAAATAGTATATAACTAAGGATATTTATAAAGATGCGAGGATTCCTAAACGAAATCAAAAATGTTGTAATTAATCGTGCAACTAATAGAATTAACAGTACCATCGCTGGCGCTTTGGGTGGTGTACGAGGTGGTGTTCCACCAAATGTTGGTGGAGTTCGACCAACAAGTCAGTTTGCAAATTTAAATAGTAAATTTCAAAATACATCTGTGGTGTATCCAGAAGACTTGGGTAGTGATGACCAAGGACACTACATTATGTTTGAAATCAATGAACAAAAGAACGCAAACGTAAAATTTGGTAGTGGTGGTAAAAAGGTTGCAGTCGGCAATCAGACCCAATTTGAACAAGGAAGAGTTAAAGAACAGTACGGTGGTGGATATACCTCTGGTGATTTTGTAAATTCCAAAACACAGTCACAATTAGACTCAAGAGCATCTACGGTGTCAGTAAAAGGGCCAGGCACTAGAAGACTTGTAGCAAATATCGCATTATATATGCCTGCACAAGTACAAGTTGGTACAGGCGCACAATACGGTGAAAAAGAACTTGGTGCATTTACAGCACAGGCAGTAGAAGCAGTCAAAGGAATATCTGAAGGAAATATTGAAAAGATTAAAAGTTCAATAGTTAACACTGGTGAATCTGCAACAATGATGGCAGAGTCAGCAGTCACTAAAACTCTTGATATCATTCCAGGCTTGGGTGGTGTCGGTGCAGCTATGGATATCAAGAGGGGATTTGTTAGAAACAATCGTCTTGAGATGTTATTTGAAGGTATTGGTAGAAGAGAATTTACATTCTCTTTTAAGATGATGCCCAAATCAGAATCAGAAGCAAAAGCTGTAAGAACTATTTGTGAAATGTTTAGGTTCTATATGTCACCTAGTTTTATCGGTGATATTGGAACTTCTAGAACTATGGCGTTTCCTGCTACATTTGATATTAAGTATATGTACGCATTTGGTAGTGAGAATAGATTTTTAAATAAAATATCAACTTCTGTATGCACACAAGCAAATATCACATACGGTGGTGAAAGAGTACAATTCTTTAGACCAGTTGATGATGGAGCTCCACCAGTGGAGACACAATTAGATTTAACATTTAAAGAACTAGAACTTATTACCAGAGAAAGAATTGGAGAGGGTTTCTAATGTCATATTTTGAAATGTTTCCACAAATATTTTACGATAACAAGGGTGATGGTAATTATACAGTTATGACAAACTTACTTGCAAGAGTAAAGTTAGTTGATTCTGCAAAGTTAAACATTGTTGATTTTGATTACTATGATGTAAAAGATGGCGAAACACCAGAGATGATTGCACACAAATATTATGGTGATGTAAATTTACACTGGACTATTTTGGTTTTAAACGAGATAGTAGATTACTATGAAGACTGGCCTATGAGTGTACAACGATTTGAACAGTTTGTTAAGAATAAGTATGACAATCCACAAGCAATTCATCATTATGAAATTACACAAACATCTGGCGATACAACTGTTACCATTGATGTTGGTATGAATACAACTGATTATTCTGGCACTCCAATATCTAATTACACATATGAAGACAGACTACAAGAAAAGAAAAGACAAATTAGGTTAATACAACCAAGGTACATAAAAGAATTCGTAAAAGAATTTGAAAGAAAATTAGATGGCTAGGGATGACGAACTAAAGTATGCTGGTGAATTTAGAATTGATGAGTGTACAATTATTACTCATGAAGGTTTTGAATATAACATAAATGCACTCATAGAAGCAGTAAACTTTTATGAGGATATCTACAGTGCAACGGTTAGTGGTAGTATTATTGTAAAAGATACCACTAATATCGTCATGAATTTTCCAATTATTGGACAAGAACGATTACGTCTTAGAATACAAACACCCCAGACAAATCCTACAAGAGAAACAATGATTGACTTCACAAATTCTCCATTGTATATTTACAAAATTAATATGCAAGAGGGTTTGAATGAAGGTTCACAAGTTGTATCTTTAGAATTTGCATCTAGTGAAGGTCTTAGAAATCAAACTAGTAGAATATCACAATCTTATTCTGGTCAACCATCTGATATTATAGAAAAGATTTTGCGTGATGAAAGTTATTTGAAAAGTAAAAAAGAACTTAATATAGAACCAACTGCAAACAATGTTAAGATTGTATTTCCAAACTATAAACCATTTAAATGTATTCGACATCTTTTGAATATATCTAACTCAGCAGTTGCAAATAGTTCTCCATCATATCTATTTTATGAAACAGCTGCTGGTTTTAATTTTAGAACATTTGATGGACTATGTAAAGAACCAGTTAAGTTTTATTTCAGAGAAAATGTTGCATCAGTATTGAATGAGAAAAAAGTGATTGATGTAAGACTCAACTTAGAAACTATTGTAAGTTATCAAATTGTAACATCAAAAGACACATATAGAAATTTACAAAATGGTATGATTTCTTCTAAATTAATTGAACATGATATTTACAATAAAAAACTTGACTTGCATAAATATGATTACCTAAGTAATTTCGATACGGATATTCATCCAGACGAAGGGGGCAGTCCTATTATCGCAGCTGCAGAAGATTTAGATACAAATAAACCAATTACAGATAGTGATGCAAAACTATATGTTTCATCAACTGCATCTGGATACTCTTTCTCAGAAGGGGAGAATTATCCATATCAAAGCGATAATCGTAATCAAACATTACAAAGAAAAAAATCTAGAAAAATTCAATTTGAAAGTGGAGTCGCTTTAAACGTAGAAGTGCCTGGTCAAACTTCAATTCATGCTGGGGATAAAATACGTCTAGAGATTGGTGCGACATCAACACTGGTTCAAAAAGATGAGGATATATCATTAACTGGTAATTACATTGTGACACAGTTAAGACATACTTTTAACCAATCTGGTGATGCAAAACATAGTATAGTCATGAGAGTTGCTAAAGATTCAAAAAGTGGTAAAGCCTATGGTAACTCTGTTCAGAATATTAACTCACTATACCAAGATGGTGGAAAATCCACCACAAAATCAACAGACACAGACTACTATTCTGAGTCTCAAGTAATATAAGGAGAAAACGTAACAACAGTCTACATCATGTTCAACAATTAGTTTAAGAGGGAACAAAATGACAAATAAATCGAAACTGAAAATGAAAAAATTTACTAACCTACAAAGACAAGAAAGAAGGATTGAACACATGAAACCAGAAGAAACTAAATACATAAAACAGTTGTTACAAAGGATTAATGATGAAAACATTTCACCAAATACAAGAGGGAGTTTACGACCCCAACATATTTAACGCAATATTTCTTGCTGGTGGGCCAGGCAGTGGTAAGTCCTACGTTGTGAGGAAGACCACTGGTGGTCTTGGAATGAAGATTGTTAATTCAGATGATATCTATGAGAAAGACCTAGAAAATGCTGGTCTGGACATTGGTAAACCAGATGACATTTTCTCAGATAAAGGTCAAGAGATACGTCTACGGTCAAAGGCAAAAACAAAAGCAAGACAAAGTTTATGGGTTGATGGTAGACTAGGTATTATCATTGACGGTACTGGTAAAGACGTTGCAAAGATTAGTAGACAGAAAGCACTGTTAGACCAACTTGGTTATCAGTGTGCAATGATTTTTGCAAACACTTCACTGGAAGTTGCACAGATACGAAATAAAGAAAGAGCAAGAACACTACCAGAGAAATCTGTAGAACAAATGTGGAATGGTGTACAAAAGAATATTGGTGCATTTCAATCA